AGTTTATTCCTTCTCTTTGATTTCTTGTGATAATAAAATCTACTGTTGAACCCACATTATTTGTTGAAGTGTTTGTTGAAGAGAATATGGTGAGATAATTAGTTTTATCTGTTACTCTAATTTCTGTTGCTTCAGATGCTGATGCACCTGCACGGACAATAGTTCCTGTTTTTAATCTTACTGCATGACTATAATCACTTGTTAAATTAACACTTCCTGTTCCAAATAATTGAAAGCCTGCTGAACCTGTATTGCTTGAAGGCATATTTAATACTAACAATATACTTCCTGTTTCACTAACAGTAATTCCTGTACCTGCACCCTTATTAGTATTAGTCCAAATTGTAGTATCAACTGAAGAATCATTAAACTCATCAATGGCTGCATAGTCTCCATCCTCTGCAAAAGGTCCAATATATCTATCATTAACTGCTGAATAAGCAACAGTACTTCCTGTCATTGAATCTGCTGGAAACTCATCATAAAAAGTGTTAGGCATATCTGCACCATTAATATTAGCATCATAAATTATTTGAGCTTGATTCTGAAATAGTTTACCCATTGCATTCATTACTTCATTTGCACTTGCTGGACTTCCACTTGATATTCCCATATTAATTATTAAACTTTATCATTTAAATATTTTAAACAATCTAGTATATACTAAAATACCTCCAATGTTGTAATTATTTGTAATTCATTTGTCCCATCGAATGCTACTGAGCCAAAAGTTTCTCTTTGCCATGTGCTTCCTGTAAATCCTGGTCCACTAGCTACATTAAACAATCCAAACTCTGTTAGATGTATTCCACTCATCTGAACTGAATTAAAGTCTGTTTGAAATGTTACTTTTTGAGTAGTGTCAAAATTAGGTGAACCTGTAATGATTTGTCTATTAACTTCAGCTGATAGTATTGAATCTGTAGCAGTAGCTGTTCCAGCACCACTTCCAATACCTATGTGCTCCATATACATACTCACATTACTACCTAAACCCCAAGCAACGAACTGTTTTCCATCGTTTGTAAATACCATTAGTAATAACCTCCTGATTTAATTATAGAATAAGGTGTAAATGCTGAGCCATTATCAGTTCCCCACAAATCTGTATCCCAAACATCTGGTACTGAATTATCCCAAATCATAACACTTCCTGTTTGGTCTCTAGTTATAATTGCCCAATAGCTTCCTATTACTGTAAAACTTCCTGTTGCTTGTTCTAATCTAGTCAATGTGTCTGACTCGCTTCTATCTGAACCTTCAATTAGATTTAATCTTCTTCTTATATCAGTAAGTTCGTCTGTGATATCCTTAATCTTTGTATTAAGCTTCACCTTGATAATATTTTCACTTTGTGTAGTATTCTTATCAAAAATATAAGTTATTCCTAGAATGCTTACTACATCATTTAGATTAAAATCATCTAAGATTACTTGAATAGTATTCCCTGGAGTTAAACTTACCCAACCCTTAATGTTTATTTCTAATCCTTTAAATGGGTCACTTTTTTCTAATTCAGTTTGTAATATGTTTTTAGCAGTAATAGGGTCCTTAATTGTTTTATCATTAATTATTTTAACCTTCTTTCCAAAGGCATCAATACTACTTCTATCTTCACCAAATTTAACAATTGGTAATTCCCTATCATAAACACTTAGAATACTCCCTCCACTAACAGGTATTGAACTATAACCAATATCAGTTCCACTAACAAATATTAACTGTTTATCCTCAAAATTGACTAAGTAATCTGTTCCACTAGTTGGACTTTCAACCATTTGATAAATTCCACCCTTTAATGGATTGCCTAAATATTCAATTAATGTGTTATGAGGTTTAGATAACAATGTGAATATGCTTCCACCATCTGGACTTCCAACGTTAGTATTAATTTCTCTAAATCCTGCCAAGTATCTATCTCCATAAACCCACACACTATTTGCCATTCCTTCTCTAGTATTATTAAAAGTAGTTCTTAAAATATTGGTATTGTCTAACGTTGTTCCACTACTTGTTTGGTCTCTTTGTTCAAAATGTAAGTCTTTATCCTCATCCACATAAAAGAAAAACCCAGCCAACTCTGCTAATTGAGTCAAAGCTTCAAATACACTTTCTTGATTAAAACTAATTCTTTGAAGAGTTGTTCCTGTAACATCCACATTAGTGGTAGTTATATCTGAAACATTATTATCTATTATGTTTGTTACAATAGTGCTTACTTCACTGTTTGTATAAACAAGTGGTTGAACAGTAATGTCTTGGAGCCTTAAAGAATAGTCTCTACCAGATATTTTTAAAGTTTGTCTTGTACCCCTTCCTATAAATTGAATTCTCTCTAAAACTCCTGTGAATATGTTTGTAGTAGGATTTGCATCTTTATCTGCAAAGATTTGTATTTCATCACCCACAGTAAATGTAGTTGCATTTCTTCCATGTGGAGTGTCAATTGTCATGTGAAAAGTAGAAGATGAATTAAAATTAGACATATTTTTATTAACTCTTAAATTTAAATAATCTGTTATTTCTGTTCCACCAGAAGTAACTTTTGTTCTTATCATAATGTAACCTTCCCTGATAATTCATCTGAAAGTGCTTTACTAATATCTTCAGCATCTACTCCATTAACAGTACCAATATTTACTGTAACTCCCATCCCACCTTTGGTTCCAATTAGGGTGTCATTAGGATTTGTTTCAAGTAATTGTCCGTTTGGTCTTAATATGAAATCGTTAACTTTTTTAACACCTGTTGCTCCAGCCATACTATTTGCCACTCCTTTTTTTGCATTAGCTACTCCTCCAGCAACCCTACTTACAAATCCTGCAATTTTACTTATTATAGGTCCAAAGATATCTTTCATCCAACCTGCAAATAATTTTAAACTATCCCACAATGGTTTAATTTTATCATTCCACAATGCCTTAAATGCTTCTCCAAGAACTTTAATTAAAACTCTGATTGCTACTATTTCAACAGCAAAATAATTCTTTAAAAAATTAGCTAACTTTGCTCCCCTCTCTTTAATTACATCCCAATTTTTCCAAAGTAAATATCCTAATCCAATTAATGCACCTATCGCAAGCACAATCACTATTATCCAACCAAAGAATGTAGCAAATGTTAAACCAAGTAATGCTAATCCAGCTGTCATAGTAGGTAATAAAGCAGTTAATATTAATATTGGTCCAGCAATTAATGCTACTGCTGTTGCTACTGCTAATAATACTACTGCAACTTTAGAGATGGTTGGATGTTCTTCCATAAATGATATAATTTCAGATAATGCTGATGCAAATGCTTTGGCTATTGGCAATAACATTTCTCCCATAACTCTTCCAATTTTAATCAAACTATCTTGAATGTTACTCATTCGACCTAAGAAGGTTTTACTTTGGGCATCCATCAAATTAGCGAATTTTCCACCCTCACTACTCATAGAAATAAATGCTGCCTCTACTTCAGGAAATCCAATTCTTCCTGCACTAACCATTTCTTTAATTTGTCTTTCAGACTTTCCTAAGTTCTTTGCTAATTCTGCAATTAAAGGTACACCAGCAACTGCAAAATCTCTTAACTCTCTTCCCGTTAATTTTCCTTGAACTCTTACCTGTCCAAAATTTAATGCTATTCTATTTAATGGAACGCTTAATCCAGCTGAAACATCTCCTAATGCTTTAAGGGTAGGTAATAATTCTTCTGTTTCAACACCCATTGCTAATAATAGCTTTGCGTTTTGTTCTACTCCTTGAATTGTAAATGGAGTTCTAGATGCAAAGTCTGCTAATTCTTTTAATAATTTGTTTGCTTCTTCTGCACTTCCCAACATTGTAGTAAACGCTATTTGAGTTTGTTCAAATTGTCCTGCAATTTTAATTAATCCAGCAACTAATCCTGCTCCAGCAATACCTACTGCTGTCATTGCACCTCCAAGTAATAATAGACCTTTATTTGCTTTTGCAAAGACTCCACTAAATTGGTCTATTGCTTTGATTACAATAGCAACAGTTGCTCCACCTGCTGCTCCACTCATTATGTTTCCTAGTACCATTATCTTCTCTTTGACTTTCGTTGTGCTTTTCTAATTTCAGCATCCCTCTTTTTTAAGAATCTCATAACATCATTGAAGTCCTTTAAACTTAGTGTCCTTACATAATCTAAGGTCCATTTAAATTCTTTACATATTGCTAATTCATTCATAACTAAAGAGGTTGTTGAAAATCTGTTAAACCATTCATTTCATTTATTGCAGTTTGAAGTTTTACTCCAGCTTGCATAGATAGTTCATCATATTCTTCCTCGGATATCCCTGTACCTAAAAGTATCATTTGTTTTGCCGCTTCATCTTTAGAGATTTCACTAAGTTTAGCTGCATCTTTGTACTTGATTTCTTTTATAGTGTAGGTCTTTCCATTCACTTCTACTTTGTCCATTTTACCTCCCTTTTAATTTAAAAAGGATTGTAGTTAGGTTCTCTATCAAAACAACTACCAACAACACTTTGTGGTCTTATCTCAAGAGTTACTTCTCCTGGACCTTCTAAACCTGTCGGCGAATCAATAGATAACAATCTACATCCACTCATTCCGAATATTGCATGTTGACTACCTATTGCAGTCACATCTCTATCCATGTCTAACGTGCAATTAAACACGCCTCCATCTTTGAATAAATCTTGATATAAAACATCAACATCATCTGCATCTAAATCTGCAGTAACTGTAAATGTGTAATCTCTATTCAAAGGAATAGGTGCTGAAATGTCTCTACTTCCATTCAAATAATGTGGTGCTTCTAAATTGTTATTAATTTCAAAGTCAAAGGATTTCACTGTATCCATTGTTGTTCCTGAAACTACAATTGAGCAATCACTCCATAAGAATGGTGTTAAACCACTTATTGTACTTGTTGTGCTACTTGCTCCTGAACTAAATTCTAAAGTTTGGCCTATGTAATCCACTCCAACTGTAACTTTCTCTCCTTGAGATGCGCTTATTGTTACTGTGTTTGGTATTGCACCTTTAACTGTTCGAACAAAGTTTTTACCAGTTCCAACTCCTTGTTTAGAATCTTCTACTGTGAAAGACAATGGTGTTCTTAATGCACCTGTTCCACTACAAAAAGCATTTCCCCAAACATTAGTTGCAACTTCAGTTGCTAGATGAAAAGATTTGTCTGCACTTGCTGAATCCACAATACTACCAATCGCATAGAATGGTATTCTCATGTTTGCTGGACTATAGTTAATTGTTCCTGTAACATCTCTTGGTCCATCATCAAATGTATCTACATTTCTAGTTGAAGTCCCTAAATATCTTGTCTCAATTAAATTTTCTGCATCATCAATTGTGTGCTCTGTAACTTGTCCAATCCATGCAACACTTCCTGTGATGCCTGATGAATCCGGATTAGCATACGTTCCACTTTCTAATAGCATAACTACCTTATTTTGGTCTGAAATAAACCGTGTCATTTTTCTTTAATTATCATATGTAATTACCTCCCTTTTATGTAATATAGTATGAAATCCAATATCCATTAATTGTAGATTATTAATTGAATTATTTAATTTATTACCATTAAGATGATGAATACAGCAACCTTCTGGTATTCTATGTAGTTGATTAGTTCTTAACCAAACTAAGTGATGTTCTTTAATTTGTTTACCATTAATTCCAAGAACTATATATCCTTGACTATCTATAAACGTTCTTCCTTTATTATGAGGGGTGTGATATTTTTTAAAATGAGTTCTTCCTGTATTTTTTCTAACTCCATGATTAGAACAATATAATCCACAAAATTTCCTTTTAAGACTAAGACTAGATTTAAATTCTTTTCCACATTTTGCACATTTTTTTATTACCATTAATTTAAATTATAAAAGTTGTAAGAAAAACTTCCAACTCTTGATTTAATTCCTTTTTCACCATCTTCATCTACTTCTACTGCTGAATTCATTGTAAAATTATATAAATTTTTTGATATACTTCCATTTGTAGTAAATTGAATATTTCTTAATCTTGCATAAACATCATTAAATAATGTGTCTTTATCTTTTTGATTTGTTGCCCACACTCTTACTTCTAAATCAATTGATACATCCATCGCTTGAGTATCAAGTCCTGCTCTTACTGCCTCATAATTTATTAGTTTCACTGTAATCAATGGATACTTCACTTCCCTCTCTGGATAACTTGTCATTACAAAAGCTGAGTTACCTCGCTTAGCAGCAATTGGGTCTGTAATATTATCATTTAAATCATCTTTAATAAAAAATAAGATGTCCCTAATAAAATCATTTACTCCAACAACTTCCACCTCATTTCCCCATATTTCAAACACATTATCTGCACCAGCAACTGTTGACCATACAGCACCAACTGTTGAAGAATAATGCCAACTACCTCCAGTATAAGTTGGACTTCCTGTTTGGTCACTACGCACATGTATTGCATTTAAGGAAGTTCCTTCTCTTACCTCAACAGCAAATGCATATTGAGTAGATTTCTTACAAGAATGTTCTGTAGTCATGGTTACTTCTATCCACTCTCCAGCAGTATCGGTAGTAACAGCATTAGCATCATAAGTTC